CCCCAGCTCGTTGATCTGCGCCGCTAGCTGTTCAAGGCGGCGGAACTGATAGTCGAAGCTGCTGCCGCCGGGCTCGATGTACTCAGCGCGGCCATCAGCAGGAAATGCAATGGCTTCACCTGGACCGGCTGATACCTCTTCTGCTGCTGACGGGAAACCATAAAACGCCAGCATCGGCACCGCAGAGATGTGCAACTGGTTGTCGAGGTCCGATTGGATTTGGTAAGTCTTTAGGTTCAGCTCGGCAATGTCCTCAAGCGGCGGGCGTGACTCCATGAAGCCATGCCGATTGGAGTAGGCAACGCTGAAGGGGATCTCGCTAAGGCTGGTGCGGCCTTCGTCAATGATCTTGAAGTCGCCTTGATCGTCTTTCTGATGCAACTGGTATTCGCCAGGCGTCAGCACACGGATCTGCTCGACGGCCTTCTCGCCGTATTCGCCATCAGGCACGATGGTTGATTCCAGCAGCCGCAGTTGCGTCAGCTTCTGCTGGCCATCTTGCAGTTCAGACCGCCAACCAAGGATTTGCCGTGGCGTGTATGTCACCCAATAGGGTCTACCGCCATCAGCAGGTGCATCCACCAATGTACCAATGTGGCCATAACGGACCATTTTGCGGGTGGTTTCATAAGTCCATACGTTGAGGTCATCACCCATCAGGTTGACATCAAACAACTGCTCACGGATGGTGTCTGATGTGTCGTCAAGCCTTACGGGTTTGCGGGTGAGCATCCCAGCCAGCATCCGCTCAAGGCGTGCGTAATACGGCGGCACCACGCTACGAGCTAGGCGGTTGTCGTAGGACTCGTCCAGCTCGCGCGGCTCCTGCGGCAGGTAACGCCGATGCTTGCGGCGCATCCCATAGGTGCCTTGCAACAGGTCTTCGATCAAGATCCAATGCGGCTCTTGGGCGTACCAAGCCGTATTGGGGTCATTGACCTTTGTGACCTGCCGTTGAGCAAGCGGCCTATCGTAGAAGTTATAGCCGGTGTACATTAGGCCGCCTGCGATGATGTCATCTTAATAGAGACGTATGCCAGTGCTACGTCCAGCGCCAGCGTGTAGCGGGTTGAACTCACGCCACACCAAATAGCCAAGCGCATCATTCATGTGGTCAAAGCCGGCGTCCTTATCGGGTTCGCCTTTGTCGGTGTAGCTTTGCAGCTCAAGGCACTCAATCAGCCGCTTGCAGTGCTCCGCTACCTGCAGCCGCACCTGACCCTTGCCGTTCTCCAATAGTGCCTGCACTGCTGCCACCCGATCACGCACTGGTGGATTAGCGCGTGGCGACTGGTTGGACATGCCGTAGGACTCTAGGATCTGCACGTCTGTTTGGCTTGCATTGGTGCTGCGGTTGCCGCCGCTGGCATCTGGGTAGGCGTACATGCGCCGATGCGGGTAGCGCCTGACCACCTCCTGCGCCAGTGCATCGGTGTCATGGGCGCCGCTGATCTCATCAATGACCAGCAGGCTGCTGCCAATCCTTACGGCGATCACTGCTGACATATTGCCAACGTTGAAGTCCACGCCAACGCGCAGCGGCTCGCGGTCGATGTCGGGTAGCTCGGTGGTGACATGCTTGCTGCGGTCAAAGCGGTCATACACCTGCCCGGTCGTCAGGTTGACAAACTCTCCATCCAAGTAGGCCCGCAGCAGACTCGGGTCGTAGTTGGCCTCCAGCCGCTCGATGAAGTCCGGCGGCAAGTGTGGGTTGTCGGCAGTGCGCATCTTGATCAGATGCCGGTCTGGCCGTGATTTGGCTTCATCACTGCCGAAGGTATTCCACATCCAGCGGAAGCCCTCTGGCGTTGATGCAGCACCAAACTGCCGCACGTTACCAGCACGCAAGCGGCCAAGGATCTTGGGGAATGCCTTGTTGGCGATGGATGGCGTGACGGTGTCAATTTCATCCGCCAACACCCATGCCAAGTTCAAGCCGATGATGCGTGACCAGTTCTCAAAGCTGCGACACAGGATTTTGGTGTCACCACCCGGCAGGTGCAGCATGTACTCCGGCAACGGTGACGCCCTGAAGGTGTAGGGGATGTCGTACGCCTCAAGAAACTGCTCGAAGTCGTTCTGCCAAATGTCGCGGATCAATGGCCCGGTTGGTTCCATCACCGCGCCAATGAAGCCCTGATTGGCTGCGGCGAGCATTACAGCCTTAGCGCATAGCGCCCTGGTCTTGCCGGCGCCGTAGCCGGCTGAGATGCCAAGGATCTGCGTTGCGGTGTCATCAACAAACGCAAGCTGGCCAGGGTGCAGATCAGCGCGGATGGTAGCAATCCGCTCTGCAAGGTCCAGCTCGGTGGATTCATTTAGCTGCAATGCCGAGCGCGTTAACAACTCGGCTTCAATGCAACTCACTTGCCGACAAGGCCAAGCATTTCAGCTTGCAGCCTGACTGCGCCAATCACTGAACCTAGCTGGTTGGTCCGCATTCCGCGTTCGATTGTCATCTCAAGCGTTTGCAATCGCTTGGCTTTGATTTCAGCCAATGTTGACTTGTCCCAGGTTTGGTACAGCAGTTGTTTAGCGCAGTCGTACCACTTATCAGCAGTAGGTCGGCACACCCCCCATTTTTCAATAATGATTTTGGGTATAGAGATCTGGTTATTGCCAGCAGCAATGATCTCGGCCAGATCGGACCAAATGCACAACAGCTCTTCGTGAGTGTAGTGAGTTTTGTCTTTGGTTTTAGATCTGGCCATACATAAATGCTAGCTTCTGATTTGCACAGGCATTACAAGATACGTTACACCATCCACACCAGTAGGCGTCAGCACCACGGGTGTGGTTGGGGCATTAGCTGAGAGTGTGACCTGCTCGTGGCCGCGCATGGCCTTGAGGCCATCGAGGAGGTAGTGGACGTTGAAAGCCCAAGTGCCAGTGCCGGTGCCTTGTACGGCTAGCAGCTCTTTGCCATTGTTGGCATCTGCTTCGGCTGTGATGGACAAGCCACCGGATGCAGCAGTGAGTTTGACGACGCTGTTGTGCGCTTCCGCGATGATGGCGACGCGCTCTAGCGCACGGGTGAAGCGGTGCCGATCAACGGTGATGGTGTGCTTGAAGTCTGCAGGGATCAGCTTGGTTACGTCGGGGTAGGTGCCATCAATGATGCGGCTGTAGATGGTGATGCCATCGTCGGTGGTGATGACGGCCTGGCCACCAGCGTGAGCGATGGTGACGGTGTGATCCTGCAGCAGGCGCATGGTGCTGGCGGGTAGGACCAGGTTGATGCCATCAGGCAGGTCAATGGCGTAACGCATGAGGCGATGGCCGTCAGTGGCTTCCATGTGGCCATTGGCGAGGTGGATGCCTTGCAGCAGGGCTTTGCTGGCATCGGTGCTGGCAGCAGCCATGCAGGCGCGTACACCAGCCGATAGCGCCAGCTCAGCGCTAGGAGCCTCTACAACGGGCATTGCGGGGTAATCCGCTGCATCCTGCCCTGCAAGGCCGTAGGAGCCCGCAGAAGCCGTCAGGCCGCCATCGTGGAGCGTTATGGCATCATCGGCCTCGATGCGGCTTACAAGGCCCGCTAGAAGCCGATACGGCAATGCGATGGTGCCAGCGGTTTCAACGACGGCTGGTGCGGTAACGGTGATGCCGAGGTCTAGGTTGAAGCCGGTGACGGACATGGTGCCGTTAGCGGCTTGAATCAGGCAGCAATCGAGGATTGGATGTGAGCTGCGAATGCCAATCGCTGGCGCGATGGTGCGCAAGGCGTTGTCGAGATCAAATTGACAGGTTGTGAATTGCACGGTTATTGAGCGGATGAGACATTGGCAGCTTCGGTGAGTACCGAGATGATTTGCTCGTAGGTGTCTTGAAAAGATGCCACGAGGTCTAAGGGGATGGGGGTGCCGTCATCTTGAGCGTTGTCGCGGACTGCAGCGGCGTAAGCAAGCGCCTGCGTCATGGCTTCATGAAGTCGATTGATGACGGGTGTCTGTTTGACGGGAATGTTGATCAAGTCGGGTGATGACATAGGCGATGAGTGTTTCAACTTGCAGCTTCGGCAGATCGCCGTGCATGAACGCAGCGGCATCAGCCACCAGCGCATGGTATGCCGCTGTGCTCAACCGTGGCAACCCACTGCTTAACGCTCTGTCACGGATGAGCGCGGTGCGGTTGGTTCCAGCGGCAGCAGCTTGGCGTTCCAGGTGTTGGATGTCTTCGGGATTAAATCGAACTTTGATTTCTTGCATTTAGTAGCCGTCTAACCTGTTTTCGGAGGTTTGGACGGTTAGACGCCTGTCGTGGACTGGGTTTGCCTAACCGTCTAACCAACCTAACCTCTTAAGAAGAATAAGTAAAAGGGGGGGAGAGGGGAGAATAGGAAACTCTCTAAGGGTAGGTCGGTCGGTTGGGAGGTTAGGACGGCGAAAACGCAGTGCCTGACTGCCGTCTAACCGTCTGACCTGCTGTAGTACCACCTTCGGCGACCTGTCGCCTCTCGTTTCTTGACCCAGCCGAGATCCTTGAGAATGGATGCCACCTGCATCTGGTCAGCGCGGCTTTGGCGCTCCAGCGGCTTCTTGATGGCATACTCCAATATCTCCTCAGATGTGAGTAGTTCAATAGCTGCACGCCGTTCAATGTATTCGATGATGGGACTACGCCATGGGGAGTCGATTAGGTAGGTGTTGTTCTCTTCGCTGATACGATCTTCCATTGCTGCGGGTAATCGACTGGACTCACCATCGCGGTACATCTTGACAGCAGCAGCCCATATAGCATCACGTTCTAGCAATAGCGCAGCGGTATTGATTTGGTCCTGCTGCGTCTTGGTGGTGGGTATGACCCAAAAGCGGCGGTTGCCGGTTTCATCAACCAAAAACCCAGCGGTTTTGTTAGTGGTGCCGACGATGATGCCACGACGCGGGAATGATTCAACGGCCTTACCGTATGGCACGCGGAGTAGGTCTACGGCTTGCGATAAAAACGCTTTAACTTGTCCGGCGTGCTTGCGATTAGTGATGTGGTCTAGTTCCGCCCATTCCATCATCCATGAGCGGTGGAGCACCATAATGTCGTCTTTGGTTGTGATGTCACCAAGCGCATCACTGAAGAATGGACCACCTAGGCACTGCCAGAAGCTGGACTTGTATGCACCTTGATCGCCCATGATGACGCAAGCGGTGTCATGCTTGCAGCCGGGATTAAATGCACGCGCTACGGCACCGATGAGGGTGCGCTTGAGCATCTCGTCATAGATGGTAGGTTCGCTGATGCCTTCGTCACCAGGCCGCAGGTACGCGGTAGCGAGGCGGTCAATG